TAGCTCGGCAATGATGGCTTTGCGTTTGGCGATGTTAGATGGCAGAATAAAAATGTCTTACCACTCTCTTTGGGAGGAGGAATGCAATGGTCTGGAATGGATAGAGAAGACTGGGAAAGTGGAAAAAGCGGTGGGGTCCACCGATGATTTAGTGCAGTCAGTGGCTGGCGCTGTTTTTAATTTGGAGAACAATGAAATTCCTTTGATTCCTATTATGGAAAGTGCAGAGGGAACTAAGAAAAATCTAATTAAAGTGCATAATGTTTTACAGGAATCTCAGGATGAGAAGGAAAATTTTTCCCGTAATGTTAGACAAGAACTAAATAATTTTATACAAGAATACCAGAGAGATGAAAGGAAAGAACATGGCAGATACTAATTTTGTTTCTATAATAAAAGAGAAACTCAAGAATTATGCTCCTATTTCCAGAAAAAGGATAGATGAGATAGTTGCTCAAGCCTATGAAAAAGGAGTAATGGATGAAAGAGCTTGGAAGCGTATAGATGCTTCATCTTTGGATATATCTGAAATATCTCCAGGTAGCAAAATCTATAATGATTTATCTTTTGGTAGTGGGTTTCAAAAGGAGCTTTCTTCTATTAATAGAAAGGATATTATAAAAGACTTGGGGCAATTAGGAATAACAGAACAAGAGACAGAGTTTTGGCAACAATTAGGATGGTTTTCTAAATCTGAAACCGAACAATATTATAGCAGAGAACAAAATGAAGGTGATTTATTTTCTGCACAGGATGCCTGTTATCTTGCCACTTGGACCGACCCTCACTTAAAAGCCCTCTTAAGTAATATAACTAACTATATTTGTGGAGAAGGGATAAAGTTCTCGGTGCCAAATGACAAGGTGCAAGAATATCTTGATGAGTTTTGGTATGATAACAAAATAGATTTATATCAAAAATCTTATGTTTTTAATACTTTGCAACTTGGGGAATTGTTTTGGGGATTATACACCGAGCCTGGAGATGGTAGAGTTTCTCTTCGTAAATATGAAACTTATGAAGTAACGGATATTGAAGTAGGAGGAACCGATAGAAATATTCTTTTGGCTTATGAATATACTCCTGCTGGACTTATTGGGGGTAAAACCAAATGGATTGCAGATTATGAATATTTTAAACAATTAGAAAGAAAATCTAGAAATTCCCAAGTTTCAAAACATTCTTTAGATTTGGATGAATATTCAACTATTATGTTTGTTCGCCATAATCTAGGTAGCGAGGTTAGGGGTAGGGTCCCTTTTGCCGGAGCTTTAAAATATTTGCGTATGGCGAGAGATTTTGTGTTTGTGCGATTTTTGCTAAATAATGAGAGAAGCAAGATTTTATGGTTGAGGGTGGTTCCTCGCATAAATGCTAGCAGGATAGCGGAATATAAACCTTTGCCTTATTCCACTTCTCTGGATCTACCCTATGGAAAGATTATGAATGTATATTCTAAAGATGAAATCCAGGTGGTAAATGCTAATATTGATGCAGCTGATGCTCTCCCAGATTATCTTAATATTTTATATATGGCGGCTGCAGAGGCTCAAGTTCCTTTAATTATAATAGACCAAAGAGCCTCGGAAGAGGTTTATGCTTCTATGAAACGCTCCGCTAATCCCTTCCACCAAATGATTGAAGCTGAAAGAGCCTTTTTTGGATTTTATTTAGGAAGACTGCTTAACTATGTTTTGGAACAGGGGGTAAAGGCGGGAAGATTGAAAGATAAATATAAAATAACCTTATATAAACCATATTCAGATGAGGAAAAACCTTATTCTAAACTTGATTTTGTTAATACTACTCGTATTCCAATTAGAATAATCTTCCCGGAAGTCTTTACGGAAGACCCTTTAAATCAATCTCGTTCGGATGCTTTGATGCTGGATAGAGGAGTTATTAGTAGAGAAACAGTAGCGTCTCGTAATATGCTCAATTATGCTGAAGAAAAAGCTAAAATGGCTCAATTTGGGGATGATGAGTTCTTTAAGAAAGATAAAGATACTGGAAACGGAAATCCATCCAGAGTTGGGTTGGATATGATTTTAGCTAAGTTGGAAGAACTTGAAGAAAAAATGCAAGGTCTAGAAAAAGTTAAAAAATGAGTAATGATACCAAACCACAAAGAGCATTATTTATTGAAACTCCACAAAAGTTAGAGGACACTATTAATATCTCTATAACTCTTAGAAAAAGTGGGGAAATGTCTCTAATAGTAACTCCAGAGGATACTAAACTTGAAGAAATTGCAAAAATACTTAGTTCTGCTCTAAATGAGATTGTAAATACTTTATAAATAAGGATTTTGCTTAAAAATAAGAGCATTGCTCTTATTTTTTATTATACATAAATCCAACAAATGTTGTAAATTTAAAAAATAATTCTAATAAAAGTGGGGAAAAACTTGACTTTTACAAAAAAATTTCGTAAATTATATATAGGTATATTTTAGCATATATAAATATCTATATATATTTATAATTAATAGGAGTTTAGATGCCCTGGTCTGTAGATGATGTAAATAAACATTGCAAAAATTTGTCTCCAAAAGCTAAAAAAGTTTGGGTGGAAGTTGCAAATAAAGCTCTGGCTAAATGTCGTAAAGATGGAGGAACAGATTGTGAAGCTAGTGCTATCCGCCAGGCTAACTCTGTAGCTAGCAAACTGAATGAGTCTTTAGCAACAATATTATCTGATAATCCAGAATTTATTCCGGAAGACCCAACACAGGTTTTTGAGCAGGCTCTCTGTATTCAGGAAGGAAAGGAATTTGGTTTTGGGAGAGTTACTGAAGAGGCTTTTATTGGAACTGATGGTGTGGCTACTGTTAAGATTTTTGAAAGTAAAGATGAAAAACGAGATATGGAAATTACTTTCATACAATCTGGCTGGTCTAAGAACAAAAACTACTGGTCTCCCCAAATTGTAAAAAATTTAACTGATAGGTTAATACCAGAGGCTTGCAGACAATATACCAATCATTTTAAAGGGAAACGAGAAACTGTTGGGAGAACTATAGAAGAGTGGGCGTCCACTGCAATAAAAAGCTGGTGGGAAGATATAAATGGTATTACTTATGGCAAAGCAATAGTCAGAGTAATGCCAGATAGGCATCCTGCTAGCTATATTTATGAAATGGCGAAGGACCCAATGCACAAAGTTGGTGTTTCCGTTGACACTTTAGTGAAAGCTAAAAAAGGCAAAATAGATAATGAAGAGGGGTTTATAATTGAACAAGTAGCAATGTTCTTGTCTGCTGATTATGTGGATGCTCCCTCAGCTGGTGGGGTTGTAAATAGAATTTTGGAAGATGAGAAAAAGACCGAAGGGAAAGTCACTAACGATTTTCCTACTTTTAAGGATTATGCAGATTGGCGCACTAATAGACAGAAATTTGAAGATTTGCATTGGTTCTTGATGAATTATATCATTATGATTTTGCAAGACACTGATATAGAGGATAAGAAAAGTGCTATTGATTTAGCGATAGATGCTTATGCTCTTCAATTAAAAGAGATTCCATTTGCTGATGTTTGGACACAATTCTATGAACAAGAAGAGTTAGCAATTAAAGAAATTGAATTTTCTGATAAACTCTGGGGTTCCGTAAAGAAATCCGAATTACCCTCATCCGCCTTTTTAGTTGTGGGAGATGAAGATGATAAATCTACTTGGCATCTTCCATATAAAGATGACACTGGAAAAGTGAATAAAGGTGCTCTAGGAGCTTTAGCTCTAATAATTGAATCGGGTCAATTTAGAGGAAAAAAACTATCTTTTTCTATTCCGGCAGAAGTAAAAGCTAAAATTTTGCGTTTATTGAAGCAAGCCAAGATTGAAAAATTTAAAGATGATGAAAAAGAAAGTGAAAAATATATGCTGGATGGGTGGTTTTATGATGTGCCTCTTTCTGCTCTATTTTCATCTGATTCCTGATAAGTAGAAAATATTTAAATAAACAATGGGAAAAAGTTATGTGCAACACTAGAAAAAAAGGTAAGAAACCCCGGAAATAATATTTCATTCGATAAGGAGATTATTATTATGCCTAATACTGATGAATTGTGGGGATTGATTAATCAACATCCTGACATCAAGAAACAGCTTGAGGCTAAATTCTTGGATGAAAAAGCAATAGCTAAGACTATAGAGGATTTAAAGATTGCTAATGAAGCTCTAGAAGCCTCTAAAAAAGAAGCTATTGATTTGAAAACTAAAATTGAAGACCTCGAGAAGCGGAACGGAGAGCAAGCTATAGAACTTGCAAATTATAAAAAACAAGAGGCGCTGCTTAAAATTCAAAATTTAATTGAGACTAAGTTAGCGGAATTGAAAATAACGAAGGATAAAATTCCTGCTACCCAAGTTGAATTATGGTCTAAAATTGAATCTGAAGAGGAACTTAATAAACATCTTATTGCTTTTGCAGAAAGTTTCAGTCAATTAGGAGTTATTAATATGCCTCCTAAACCTAAGACTGATACTAAAACAGAAGATAAAAAAGAACCTCTTTTAAATCTTCCTCAAGAGAAGTTTGAGGAAAGACTTTTTAAATAAGGAGAAATAAATTATGGCAACTACCTCGAATATTAAGATTGTTTGGGAAGACCCTAATGACCTGCGTAATTATATTGTAGTTCCTCTAGCTTCTTCTACTACTATCGCTGCAGGGGATTTAGTTAAAGTAACTTACGCAACTAATACTTGTTCTGTGGTGTCAGCTGCGGAAAATGAAACTACTATTGGTATTTCTAAAACTTATGGAACTACTACGGATGCTGGGGACCCTATTACTATTTGTGTTGATTGTGTTATTGAAGGAACTATCGCAACTGGTGGAGATGTAGTGCATGCTGGACAAGCCGTTCAGTATGCAGCTGGTGGAAATGGCACCAACTGGACATTTTCCAAAACTGATACTACAGATGGTATTGGCTATGCTCTGGAAGCGGCAGCAGCTGGAAGCAAGTGCAAAATATGGCTCACTTCTAAGGGTGGAGTATTGACATCTACTAGTAATGCTACTCAAGTTGGTTTCTTCCGTGCAATGCTTAAAACATAATATAAGGAGAATATAAAAATGGCTATTCGACAAGGTGAATATTTAAATTTAATTGCGGAAGCGGAGACAGCGCCGGAATTTAAAAATGCTCCTAATAAAGCCTATGTTGCAGTTGGTGAGAAGTTGGCGAAGAGTATAATTGGGAAAAATGGAACTGTAGATATGACAAAGTTGTCTTTTAAATCTATGCTGGAAGCTCATCTTCGCCATACACTCCAAGACCCATCTTTGGTTCTTACTAATGACTTTTTGAGTGAATATGATGGAAATAAACTTGTTTCGGAAACTGTCACGACTGGTTCTTTTCCTACTATTATAGGAACTGTGATGAGTAAGACCTTTATTGAGTCTTATAATTACTTTACTGCTGACTATAAAGCTCTATATACTGAAGTCCCGTGGGATGGCAACAATAGCACTGAAATGTATGTGCCTGGACTGCAGGCATTAGGTGGCGCAAAAGAGCGTCCGGAAGGAACTGCATATCAAGACGACAGCTTGAATGAAAAGTGGGCTAAGGTTGTAATGAAAGACTTCGGGCGTATGATTTCTATTACTTGGGAAGCTCTTGTTACTGATAAAACCGGTCTAGTTTTAGAGAGATGCCAGCAACGAGGGGAAATGCTCGGCTTGCATTTAGCAAAACTGGTTGTTCAGTCTATTGAAATGGTAGCGGCTAGATCTACTATGAATGAAACTACTACTCAAGCAGCTGTTTTCAATAGCACAGCCATCACCCAAGCTAATTTCTATGCTAACGACCATTCTGCAGTTACCGGATTAGATGGGCAAACTAATGATAATTTGGTTACCACTTCCTGCGCTTTGGATTTTGATGGTTTGAAGGAAGCGTTTTCTCTAATTCGCAAAATGACCGATGAAAATGGTGACCCGATTACTGTGGAACCTAAAGTTCTGTTAGTGCCTACTGGTGAAGAGGTTAATGCTTGGCAGTTAATGAACACTATAAGCCAACCTGGCACCGCTGAAGCCGGATTGAACTTTTTCAGAGGGAAGTATAGTATAGTGGCGACTCCATTTCTATCTGATACCAATTCTTGGTTTTTAGGTGATTTCAAGAAACAAATTATAGTGGTTTATGTTGCTCATCCTGTTATGGTTACCAAAGGAAGTGAAACCGATGATTTCTTCACCTCTAAGATTGTAAAGAAATGGCGTGCTTCTCATCATGTTGGGAGTGCGGCTCGTGATTATCGCTATGTAGTTCGTTCCCCTGGTGAAAGCTAATCTTTAGTTTGAATCTCCGGGTCTTCTAGACCCGGAGACATTTTCAAAAGAGTATTAATGCTTTTGACCGGAGCATTATGGTTTTCAATAAGTTATATCCTTATCTTATAGAGAAACTCTTTAAAAGGTCATAAAAAATTTAAAAGGAGATTTCAAATGGGTTATAATCGTTTTAAAAAGGGACCTATTATTGGAGAGCGTGGAGTTTATTCTTATGGAGCTCCAGTTGCTATTGAAACAAGCGTTTGGGGTAAGGGGGCTATCGCTGTTTTTGTAGATGCGACTAATGGAAGTGCAACCGGTGATGGTAAAAGTTGGGATACTGCTGTCAATACTCTGGCTTTAGGATATTCAACTGGTATAGCTCGTGTATCTAGTGGGCACCCTATCCATATTTTTGTAGCTCCTGGCGCTTATACTGTAAGCTCTGCTGTTGCTGTTACTTATCCTTATGTTTATTGGATTGGAGCTGGAGCTAATAGACCATACGGCGGAGGCTTGTGCACTATTACAGAAACCGACCAAGTAAGCGTATTTACTTATTCTGCCGCCGCTGACGGTGGAGGTGTTTTTGGGTTTAATATTGCTTGCACTCCTACTGGAGCTACCGATGCTATTATTACTACTTCCACTTGCTCCGATTTTACTGTAATGAACAACACCTTTATTAGCGGAGATGGCGATATTGCTTATACTGCTATAACTGGAACCGGAGCTTATGAAAACTTTAGCTATAATCGCTTTATTAGTTGCAGAATTGGTATTAGTTCTGGAGCTGGGAGTTCCTATTCTCATATAGAAGGTAATTATTTCTATACTGCTTCCCATACTGCCACTACTTACGGTATTACTAAATTATCAGGAAGTTCTTATGGTGAGGTAGTCAATAACTATTTCGATTTAGCTGATGATGCACATACTATTGCCTTAAATATAGCATCTGGCGCTAATTATAATAGGGTTATTGATAATGTTTTCAAGGCTCTTACTTCTCCTAGAGCTATAACCGATGCCGGAACCGGAACTGTTTTCAATCATAATTGGAAATCCGGAACGCCTGACACTTCCTTTGATTTTTCTAGTCAGACTGGAAATCCGCAGGATTGGGTAAGAGAAATAATTTCTTAATTTTCTTTGTTAGGAGTTTAAGAGGAGGCTCCTAGATTTTTCAAACTTTCTGTGACCACTTATTTAAAAAGTGGGACCTTTTGTCTGGTTTAAACTTTTTCAATTACAATACGAAAAAGGGTCATTATATGAAAATTATCACAATTTTGCTGGCTCTCTGTCTTTTCACTAGTTTAACTTTTGCTCAAGTAGAGTCAATAACTTCTTTTATTACTTTGACTTTTGATACAACTAAGACAATTAGTAATAAATCTGTTATTTATTTCACCGGAGCAACTGGTTATTTTAATTTTTATGTTGCTTGCGATTCTACTGGTGGGGATGAGGGAACTTCGGATAGTTTGGCAGTTTATTACAAAACTTTATCCGATTCAGCTGGTTCTATAATACAGATGCAAGATAATTGGAGTTTAGCTGAAATATATAATGGAACTGGAACTACTGCTGGTTCGTGGGTAAATTGGTTAGATTGGACGGATGCAACTAAATATCGAATGGATTTCCCTGATTTATCTGTATGTAAATCCTGTTCTTTATATGCCTCTTTTGGAACCGGAGATAGTTTAATAGCTACTCTGAAGATTGGTTATAGTTTCTTAAAACTAAAATAGAAGGGTGTTGACTTATGAAAAAGTTTTTAGAAATTACTTTAATACTTTTATTCTTAACAGGAACTGCATTTTCTCAATCTAAGAAACATTCTTGGGCTTTTGCTTGGGATGTTGATAGGTATATTGCTTTCATTAATGAAAATGAAATTATTACAGGTAAATGGACTTTTCAAGATTCGACCTTTTTCAATGGTGTATTGACTGCAAATATTGTGGTGATAGATACTCTCTTCGTTAATTACATTGATGCAGATACTATTTTAGTCGAGAATTTCATTCGCCCCAAAACAGACCAATGCGCAGATAATGGGCAGGCGAGTTATCGTTGGAATTATATTTATGGGGATACTACCAATACCAATGTAATTATTGCAAATACTGAAGTCTTGCCTGATTTGAATTTAGGAGCAAATTTGGGAGGCTCATCGCTTTACTGGAATATTGGATATGTCGATTCCTTATTGAGTAATTATAGTTCGGTTTCAGGCAATTTGGACATTACCGGGCATTACTCAATGGAGGCGGGCGATACGCTTTTGCTTGAAGGAAAAAGTGGAAACACTTATATTCTTTGTCGAGCCGGTGGAGATACTATGGGTTTTTATGTCGGAAATTCGCTTTATCAGAGTTTGCGAAATAGTGAAATCAGGTTTTTCGTTCCTACGGTATATGATACCGGAGCCTCTCAATCCGCAGTTAATCGAGTTCTTGATATGAGTATGTATAATGATGGTTCCGGGTCAAAATATTGGTATTTCTTTTCAACTAACTGTTATGCTCGTAGAGATGGTTTGATTGCATCACCGGCTTTTTATGCTTCACAGAGCTATTTGACGGCGGATGATATTGCTTATAATTTGGGGGCTGGTTCCACAGTGCAGACAAATGTTGGGAAGATGCTTTGGGAAACTGCCGACGCAAATGCAAATTGCGTTTTTCTTACGATGCCGGAAGGTGGTGGAACCGATGTCCCGGTTTGGGTCTTTGGTGATTCAACCATACTTAATAAAGACTTAGGCTGGTTCAACGGAGTTACCGAGCCTCTTGGCGTTTGGGTCGATGACGATGCGGACTCTTGGGTCGGTATAACTTTTTTGAGCGATGACACTCCCGGTATTAAATATGGTGGTGCGTCCAATTCTTTTGGTATAAACGGCGATTTAACGGTCAGTGACGAGACTAATCTTGGGGATGCGATTACAGATACGGTCGTTCTTGCAGGATTACTCCAACTTCCGGATGAGGGTAAAATCTTTTTCAACACCGACCTTGATAACTATCTTTATACGCCGGGGAATGACACCATTGACTGGTTTATTGATGGACGGAATTTATTGAGGATGACTCCCCGCAAGTGGACTTTTGCGCCGGATGGCGGAGCGGACACCAGTTTTAAACTTCTCCTTCCAGGATGCTACACGGCGGCTAATCCCACGATTGGTTTTAGAGATGGCGACTGTGGAATACACGAGTCTTCAGATGATGTAATATCCTTCTCTATAAATGGTTCAGATAGATGGGAAATTACAATTTATGCATTTGGTGGGAATGCATACGGAGAACCAGCACTTTACGATGTGTGTGCAACCTCCACAACTCCGGGATTTATTTTTAGAGATGATTCTAACACCGGAATAGGTCGGGCTGAAGCTGATAGTCTCTCCTTAATTGCCGGAGGAGTGGAAATAATGCGTTTGCCGGAAGGAGGCAGGAATTACCCTCAAGCGATGGCGGGTGGAATAGATTTGATAGAGCAATCCTCGCTACCAGCTACTTTCATCGCCGGCACGGTAATGGTGGCGAATGACTCGATGTTCATTTCTTTCGACGGCTCAACTTGGCTGAATATAGTAACTCAAGCGAGAAAACCATAGTAGTTAAAATGTCAACATACTTGGAACAATGCGAAGAAGGGCAAGAGTTGATAAATTTGGGCGCTCCTACTCTTGCGGGGATGGTTTTAGAGTTAAGATTGGAACGGGATACTCTTATCAAAGAACTGGCAATTCTTAAAAACTCTATAATCCAAAACGAATATAGCGGTCATAATCCTACTTAAAAAAAGGAGATTTTAAATGGGTAATTCTTTTAAAAACCTATTGTTTCTTATTCTGCTAATTATATTATTTGGTATTTTTGTTTCATACTTAATTGCAGAAGAAAATCAGGTTCTACCTGAAGAACGCTTCGTATTGTGGAAATATTGGTCAAGCGATTCAGCTGAAAAACCATTCCTTGCTTTCCCTGATTATAAAATGGATACAATTTGCGTTATAGGAGATAGCTCTATATTCAAAATAATTAAATCCGAAAATAAAATCATTATTGAAATCCGCAATGACAATATTCAGCTTGATTATTTGCACGACGAAATCCGACTTCTTAAAATGGAAATACTAAAATTGCAATCTCAAATTAAGGAACTGAGACAATGAAATATCCTAATCAGGTCTTTCTCTGGCTTTTAATAGCCACTACGATATGCGCTATCGCTTCTTGCAAAAAGGAAATTTATAATGAGAATATTAGTCACAATTCTATTTAGTCTATTGCTGGTGTTATCAATTTGCGAATTTTGTCCGGCACAAGGATTTTGGCTAAGCCCCCAAAAAGATAGCACTGCTTATGTAATTTGCCGGAAATATTCAGACCGAACGGTCATTCAAAATTCGGATAGAAGTCAAAGCACCCACTGGATTGGTTCGGAACATTATTTACCTCCCATTCATAATGGAGTTGAATATGTAAAGCATACCGCTAATTCACTTGCCTATTGGAATGGATTTTTTTCTCAAACTTTTCTTTTGGGGAAAAATCTAATTCTCCAAACTAGTCAAGATTCAATACATTATTCAGGGGGAACTATCAATGAAATTGATATTCAAGTTGCAGATATTTTGGCTCGGCTTAATATCGAACCTTATGCTGTGGTATTATCGGAAAAAATCGAATATGATTTTTTGATATTCAAAGATACTCAAATAGATACTATTTATAAGGTCGAAAGAAAAGCATTGCAATAAATTTTATATTAAAAGATGTTCTTAGAATATTCTTATAATAGAATATAGAAAATTGACTGGGGGTAGTATTGGTTCTATCAATAATGAAACTTAATTTTTTTAAATTACTAAGAACTACCCCCTATATGGAAATTGAAGAAAAGTATTCTGGTATAACTATCCAACAATAGGAATAATGAAAATGCCTACTGATTACCAAAGAGCAAATGATGCTTTGTTCCTCCAGAACTTTGAAAGTCTTAATAAAGACATTGCAGATATAAAGATTTTTATGTCAAAAATAAATGAGGCTCTTTATACTGGAAACGGAAAGGAACCATTTACAGTTAGGATTGACAGACTTGAAGGGTTTATGTCAGGAGTGAAAAAATTTTATTGGCTAGTTTTTTCAATGGTAATTCTTCCTTTTATAGCTACATATTTACCAAAAGTCATAAAAGTTGTAGAAAAACTGGTTAATGGGATATGATAACTGTGCCGGAAAAATTCAAGGTGGCTGTTGGAGCTGGACATCATTCTAAAGACCCTGGCGCTATTTATAAAAAGGTTAAGGAACATGATACAGCTCTTAAAGTTATAAAAACACTTAAATGTATTTTTCCTGCTAACTATGATATTCTTGAGTTTAGTGGGCGCAGAGGAGAAAAAGTAAAGCAAGTAAATGATTTTGGTCCGGATGCTGGGGTTGAAGTTCATTTTAATATGGGGGGTGGAAGTGGAACAGAATGTTTGCATTCCGGGTCTATGCATGGGAAAATGCTAGCTTTATATGTCCAAAATCGTCTTATAGAAAAATTGAAGAGACCTAATAGATTTACTAAAATAGGCTTCTACCAGCAGGATCCGTCAAAAGGAGTAATAACAATTTTAGCGGAGACTATTTGCCCAATGATTGTTACCGAAGCTCTTTTTTTGGATAATGCTTTTGAATTTGAACTCCTTAAAAAGCAAAGTGTAATTGATGACATCGCTTTTGCAATTAGGGATGGCGTTATAGAATTTGTAAATAGGAGATATTATTTATGACATTCAAGGAACAAATTGATATTTGGAGCGGTTGGCACTTTTTTGGGAGTTACTTCCTTGCCAGCTGGGCTTCTAAACTGGACTCTGTTTTTGGGATATTTATTGTTCTTTGTGGTGGCGTAATTTGGGAAATAATAGACCAAATATACTCTGATTGGGTTACTAGCAGAGAAAATATACTGGAGAAAATGAATGTTAAAGACAAAATACTCTACTATAAAAAGAGAAAGTTTTGGGACAGAATATTTGATTTCAGAGGATTTAGCGATGTAGATTTAGGTCTTGACTTTCTAGGATGCACTCTATGTTATATTTGGCTTTTATACTAAATTTTTATAAAAGAGACTAAAAAACTTGACTTTTATTAAAAAATGTTGTATATTATAGCACAATTAATTTTTAATAGGTATTTCGACTGGGGAATAAGCAAATGAATAATATTAAACTCTTCTTGATAATTGTTATCAGCACTGTTGTAGTAACAAGCACAATTTGGTTTTATAAAACTAAGGATTTAGTGCCACTTCCTGTGACATCTACAACTATTACTATTTATGCAGATACTACTTTACCTGATACTGTATGGGTGACTGCAAAATCCAAATGGATGAAAATTGAGATTGATTCAACTACTCGTTTCTCAATAAGAAGTTTAATATTAGGCGAATTTCCAGAGCCACCTCTTATTGATGAAATTAGAGAATCACCTCATATCTTTGTCGAT